TAAGGTCTTTGAAACCGCTAAGTGCGGAATACATGACAGACTTATTACTATTTAGATAAGCAAGAGCCTTATCACTCTTATCTTGCCATTGTTTCTGTGCTTTTTCAGTCTTTTTCTTAGCAATTTCCAGTCTAAAACGTGCATCTACGAAGGAAATATACCCCTGTGCCATAGCACGAGAGTTACTTGGTATGCTACCTGAGCGAATTACTTGGTTGAAATACATCTTAAACAAAGAGTTGTATGCAAATGACCCTGTCTCTTTATTGATAGTGGATAGAAACTTACGTCCTGCACTTAAGTTACGTTTAGCAGATGAGATAGTTAAATTTATCTTTGACAACTCAGCAGGAGATAAGTTTGCCATACCATTTACATTAGTAAACTCTGAGGAGAATACTGCAACACTATCTACACCCTGCAGTGGTCTAACATCAACACCAAATCCTGCAGACATACTAGATATATCTGCTCCGTTGTATCTAGTATGGAATACTATACCTATTTTACTCTTTGCTATCTGTCTACCTAAATCAGAGTTTACTTCTACACAGTATGTTATAGTATTTGGTTTGAAGACGTAGCACTTCTTTCCTTTCATGCTGACTATAGGAGGTTTCTTATCATACAATAGGTCTCCCTGTATGACACCTCTGATAGGAAGTTTACCTAACTCAGAAAGACACATCTTAAGTATCGAATTCAATCCACTGTCAGGGTAGTGCTCATCAACAAAGTCATTTGTATAACAAATTTTAGGTGTAGTCTTATTGAATACTGACTTGTTACCTACAAAAAACTCTCCTGTCTGTGGGTCAATGCCACAAACTATAGCAGGAGCACCATCCCATTTGACAGTTACCTTTGTGTTGCCACCACCTTTACCTGTGGTCAACATGTCTCGTAGACCTACAAGAAAATTAATACTGTTAGTAGCACCGTTATAACCAGAGTTAAATATGTCATCTTCTAAATGCTCCAAATGTGTATTCTTTGCCATACTTATATTATACTATACTGTGGTGTGAATGGATAGATGAGTGGACACTAATTTAACTGGATAGAAAAGATGAATCCAAGTCTAGGTCACGATTACTTGCCCTAAGACCATTGATTTTAAGTGCCATTAGAAACGACCATCGTGCCTTCGACGCTGAGTTAGTCTTGATACGAATTCTAATACTACTATCTGTAACAGAGTTGGAGAAACGAGGACATCCATATCCCTCAGGGTCTTTACCCATATAATATAGACCTCTGCCTTTGACTTGTATGTAGTAAGTATCCTTTGAATTGTAATACTTTTCTACTTGTTGTGCAGCCTCCACTCCTTTTGCTAAAAACTTATCAGGAAAACGTTTTATATCTAATTTTCTAGCCTTGTCACGGTCTGCAAAAGGTGCTGACGATTTGACTACAAATTTAGCAGGCATATTCTTTTTAGGATTCCAATGCTCATTTGCCTGACGGATTATGTCAAACTCTTCAGCAATACCTATCATAGTCTGTGCTGCTTCTTTCTTTGCTGTTGTTTTAGTCTTATCAATAAAGAATTGTTTACTTGTAGTATCAAAATCAAAATTCATCTGAGCAAAGTCAGCAGATAATTTCTCTTTCAATTCAAACTTGATTGTTTTAAATCCACTTGTTAATTCAAGGTCAGCTTTTGCTGAGTCAGCACCCGCAGGGTCAGACACAGTGAATCCTGAGTTTCTTAGAGCGAGTATTACATCTCTCTCATATATGAAACCCGCATTACCTGTGCCAATAGATGCAGCACTTATACCTTCACCATCAGTGAGAGGCTCGGTATCTGTTTTCCTCACTCGTTTTCGTTAAGTCTTCCTAAGTTATTTATCACTTGCTCTAAAATAAACCTTGGGTCTTCTTGTGACTCTTCTATTGTATCAAATGTTTTAGTAGGACCTAAGATTCTACATGCCTTAACAACATCACTATGAATTTGTCTTAGTCTCTTATCATTATACTGTGACTCCGTCCAAAAGACTGCTACATTTCTCTCACCACTTGTCACAGTAGATACTTGATGTGGTATACCACAGTCATATGTTATCATCATTCCTGCTTCTAACTTTATCTTCTCAACTCTCTGGTCTACAAATAAACATAACTCTCCACCCTCATACTCTGATGGGTCAGAGAGAAACAATGTATTACTATAGTGACCATGTGTATAGTGGTCATGATGTGGTTTATAATATCCACCTGTAGTAGTCTTAGAAAATATTATAGGACCTGAGTTAATTGGCACACAAAAGTCAGCATACTCTACACAGTAATCAAGATTACGAAATATTGTAGAGCATGCATCTTTATATCCATTACTAATTTGCTCAGATACTTCTTTGTTTTTCTTAATTGTATGACTACCACCACCGTCTACAGTATCGAGACCATCATCCCATTGACATTTGTCAAGGTATCCCTTTACATCGTTTACTTGATTCTTATTTAATATCTTTTGTATTATGTAACTCAAATGTCCCCAGGCTGACGATTCTCCGAGTAGTTTGTTTCAAACATTTGATTAGGATAACGTGCTGCTAACTTAAGAGTATTGGTATAGATAACCTCATCAAATCTTAGACCTAATGCTAGGCATGCTTGTGCAACATACCACATGACATCACCTAACTCTTTCTCTAGATGCTCTTTAGTCTTAGCATCATATGGTTTACCTTGAAACTTAAGTTTCTTTACAATCTCCATAAACTCTCCTGCCTCAGCAGACATACCTGACGCAGCAGTATCAAGACGTTGAATTTTACATCCTTGTTTCTTTAACTCAGCATATCTTTCCATCAATATTTGGAAGTCTTTACTTGGGTCTGATGTAACTCTGTCTACAAACTCAGTATACTTATCTAAGTCAACCTCAAACTTCTTAGGACCTTCTGCTTTTGCTTTCTCTCTCTCCTCTAATTTCTTATCTAGTTTCTTCTTAGACTGGGGTGCACTACCCATCTTCTTACCCATTTCTTCGGGTGATTTAGCAGTGTCTTTCTCAGTTTCTTTTACTTTTTCTTGTGCTTCATCTACTTTATCTCTAGCAGCACTATTGATACGCTCTGCAGCAGCATCTTGGTCACCTTTCTTGGGGTCAAATTGATTAGTAAAGTCAGCCATTAAATTTTAAATCCGTCGAATTGTTTTGCAGTTTTAGTTTGGGGTGGTTTGAATTGAGTAGGCTCAATTCCAGAATCAATGATGTCCTGTTGTGCATTCTGGTCACAATCATACAACCTCATCTTCTGTCTGTCAATACCTAATACAAATCTCTTGTATACAGTAGGGTCATTATATCTATTCTTTAACTGCTTGACCATAATTTGATTCAACTCTTCCATATCTTCTGTAGATATGAGAGCAAACATTAAGTCAGCAGTTGCAGGAAGACCAAATGATTCACTGGTGTCAGTAATCTCTACGTTAGAATTACCATACCCAGACCTAGTAGTCTGTGTAGCAGATAGGATAGGCACGTTATACTCTCCTGCTAGTCCACGTAATTCTTCTGCTATTGCTTTCACATATGTGTATGAGTTTACAATCGTGCCTTTGTATCTACTACTAGCACATATGTTTAGATAGTCTACAAATATAATCTCAGGATGAAATCCTTTCTTCAATGACAACTCATTTAAGAGTGCTTTGAAGTGACCTACATGTGCAGATGCTGTAGGGTATTCTTTAATAACAAGTTTACCCTGTGTCTTTTTCCTCAACACATCCATTTTAGCACGATACTTTTGTTTTGTCAGTAAGGGGTCTTGGAGTTGTTGGATTGGGATGTCAAGGAGGTTGGCATCAATTCGCTCTGCAATCTTCTCCTCTGCCATTTCACATGTAATGTAGAGAACGTTGCGCCCCTGTAAGAGACAGGAACTAGCGACATGGCACATGAATAAAGACTTCCCGACACCCGTACCAGCAAGAGCGATGTTGAGAGTCTTATTAGGGAGACCACCTTTGGTAATTTTGTTAAGGTAGTCCAAATCAAATGGGACTTTTTCTTCTTTTCTATGGTAGAAATCGTATCTGTCATCAGAGTCTGAAATGTAATCATGTCCAACGGATTCATCAAAGCACACACCTAGTGCGTCAGACATGATGCTAGGTATAGCATCCTTTGTACGTGTTTTATCTTGTCCGTCAGCAATCTTAACGGACTCCATTAGTGCTAAGTATATAGCACGCTCCTTACACCATTTCTCAGTAGTATCAACTAACCATTCATCATTATAATGGTCTCTATCAAGGTTATCTAAGAAACTTTCAATGTCTTTATAGATGTCATCAGTAATATCTTTTCTCTTTTCTATCTCAATCTTTAGAGCATTAGGCTCAGGTGTAGTATCAAACTTATTAATGTATTCACTAAGAGTCTCAAAGAGGACACGATTGGTAAATGCATCAAAGTATTCTGGTTTTACAAATGGTAAAACCTTTCTTGCATAATCTTCTTTTAGAATAAGTTTACTTAGTGCTACTTCTTCTATCTTAAGGCTCATCTGTAAAAAATAAAACTTGGTTGAAACGTTTGACTGGGGAGTAGTAGATATCTGCTCCGTGATAGAATTGTTTTCCGTTAAACAATACGAGTCTATTGTACTTACCCTCGAATGTCAACAGCAATTCATAATCTTCTTTAGACCGCCATGGTTTAACATGCTCTGGGTGTGAATTTATTTCATCAACTTCAAAACGATTAGGTGTGGCATATAGGTTAGTGCCTGTGCCCTCAAAATATATCAATGCTGTATACCCTGCATCTAGATGTGGATACCAGTAGTTATCAATGTGGTCGTTACCTTCATATTCAAACACATTACTTAAACAATCAGGACCTGACCCATGATACTTTGCACCACATACGTCTAGTAAATATTCTCCAACTTCCCACAGGTCTTCATTTGGAAAGTGATGTCTCATGTCATGGAATAACTTACCATTATAACCTGGGTCACCTTCTTTGTGATACTTTAACTCATTACTCCAAAATTCATCCTCAACTTCCTCAGGATACTTATAGAAATCATCAATGATATACACTGGTGACCCCTGCACGTGAGAGACCATTGGTGGATGAGTATTAAATTCAAACATAGTGTAAGTATGTGGTTATCATATACTTATCATCTATTGTTGGTGGTAAATCTGAGTATGGATACTGCCATGAAGATGGAAACAACATTATTCTACCTGTCTTTGCAGTTACCTTATAGTCTAGAGTATCAAAGTATACTCCATCCTCAGTGTCATTAAGGAAGATAACAAAGGTTGCAAACCTTCTAGCAGAGTCATAGTTACCTACGTCAATATGTGTAGGGAAACTATCTCCTTCTTCTACAGAAAATTTATGCATTTTAATTTGCTCTAAACTATTCTGCGTTGGCCAATACTTATCTACCTTGACTTCCATAGCATACTGCTGTGCACATGCCTTGATTGCCATGATAGATTCTGATTGCACCACACTCCAATCATGGTCTTTATCTTTTTCAGACCTGACAGTTATATTGAGTGATGACATCTGTGGTTTTTCTAGACGCACGACTGATGCATCTTTACTAAACAACTCTATAGCATTCTTACAAACATTAGGGTCAACTATATCGTCGTAAACCTTGATAAATTCTCTAAGTTCCATAAGTAAATTCTTTTCTTGCAGCATCATCTAGTTGCTGCATTACTCCTTCGGTGAAGTATCTGTCAGGGTCCTTGAGAATAGCAGAAGGATAGA